ATATTAAAGTATCTTATGATGAGAAACTTAGAGAAAAGCTAGAAAATACTATTAAAGACTTAGGTGCAAAGTATGAAGTTAAAGACTCATTAAATAAACCAGGGCAAAAAGGTTTAGTGCTAGGGCATTATAGCCCGAGTGAAAAAACTGTACGTAAGCGTTTAGGTGCTACAGAGCGTGTATTATCACATGAAGTAGGGCACTTGCTTGATTATGAGTTTAATATTGGCGGTAATATGTTAGCTGATGAAAACATCAAAGCAGAATTAAAACAATTTGCACTTGATAGACTTTCTACAAAACAAGAGGCTGATGTTGATAGTGTTTCTAAAAAACACATGGAGTATTTACAAAATGATAGAGAGGTTATAGCTAACTTAATTGACGGTTATATTAACAGCCCACTATTATTAAAAGAGCAAGCACCTAAAGCATTTAAAAAGCTAGAAAGCTTAATAAAAGATACTGAGGGGTTAAGTGTATTAAATGATATTAAGCCGTCAATGTCTGCGGGAGTAGAAAGCTTACACCAAGATATTTACAATAGAAATATGTTTGAACCTGCTGAACCTCATATTACAGTTTATGAAAACGGTAAGAAAAAGTTTTATAAATTATCTGAGCCTTTGCATAATGCTATGACTGGTTTAACTGATACTCAAATGGGTATTTTATCAAAAATTATTGCAACCCCTGCATCTACATTAAGAGCAGGTGCTACTTTAACCCCTGAGTTTTGGACACGTAACTTTGTTAGAGACCAATTTGTTGCTTATGTTCAAAGTGATTACGGTTTTAACCCTGTTATTGATACACCTATGGCTTTAGCTGATATGGCAGGTAATAAAGAGCTGTACAACGACTGGTTAGCCTCGGGTGGTGCATATTCAGGTTTAGTTAATTTAGATAAAAAGGGATTGATTAAAGCTTATGGGGAATTAATAAACCCTAAGAGTATCCCATTATGGAAAAAGCTAAACCCTATTAAACCACTAGCTAAAGCATCTGAAACACTAGAAGAGGCTACAAGGCTAGGGCTTTACAGAAAAGCTAAAATAAAAGGCATGAGTGACCTTGAGGCAGGGCTTGCATCAAGAGAGGGTACTTTGGACTTTTCAAGAAGTGGCTCGCAAACTAAAGAAATTAATGCATGGGTTGCGTTTTTAAACGCTCAAATACAAGGTGTTGATAAGACAATTAGAATATTTAAAAACCACCCAGTTAAAAGCACATTAAAAGCAACGGCATCTATCACGCTACCGTCTATTTTATTTGCTTTAAATAACTTTAACGATGAAGAGACTGCAAAAGAATACCTTGAAATACCACGTTGGAGACGTGATTTATTTTGGATGATGAAAGCAGGCGATGAGTGGGTTGCTATTCCTAAGCCTTTTATTATTGGGCAAATATACGGTACAGCAGTAGAGCGTTTTATTGAATATACTTACACTAATGATAAGCAGGCTTTTGAGGGGTTAGCTAAGACTATTCTTGATGCATCCGCACCAGTACAAGGATTGTCTAATTTATTACCTACTGCAATGAAACCCGCTATTGAAAGCATGACAAATTATAATTTCTTTACTGAAAGGAGTATAGTTTCAGAGCATAAAACAGATTTAGAAAAAGAATTGCAAAGCAATAGATACACAACCGAAACATCTAAGATGTTAGGCGAGCAGTTTAATATATCGCCTGCGGTTATTGATAATAGTGTTAGAGGTTGGTTTGGTGGCTTAGGTATGTATGGTATGCAAGGCTCAGATTTTCTAATTAAAGAGATTAAAAAAGAACAAGGGCATGAAATTGTTGAAAGACCGAAAGAGTTGGCTGATTATCCTTTATTAAGGGGTTGGGTATCTCGTGAGGTTATGGGTAATAATTCAGAAAGCGTAAAACGTTTCTATAAGAATTTTTATGATAATAGCCCAATTTCAAAAACAGGGATTAGCACTAAGTATAAATCATATTTAGAGTTTGAAAAAACAGACCCTGAAAAAGCACAAGAATACTATGAAGAAAATAAACTAGCTATTGAGGCTTATGAATTTATGAGTGATGCAAGACGAGATATTGCTGACCTAAATAGAGAGATTGAGCAAGTACAAGATAGCAACTTATTAATGGAGGCTAAAAAACAGCAAATTAAAGACCTTGCGTTGCAAATGACAGAAGTTGCAAAACAAGCAAATAATGAACTGAAAACACTTACTAATGATTAGTATATATGGTATAATTTCACTATCAAATAAGGAGATGAATAACAATGAGTTTTAAGCTTGAAAAATGGAGTACTATTGGTGCTCAAACAAAAAGAGGGATAGCTTATCAAAAGTTCTCGTATCTTGATGAAGATGACGGACAAGATAAGATTATTGACCCAGGTTACTTTAATGATGTTAAGCTAAATATTAGTGAACATGATGTTATTGAGGTTTTAGATACAACGGTTACACCTGCTTTTGTGTACTTTGTTAGAATTAAAGATGCGGGAGGTTTATATTCTGATGCAATAGTTGAAGTAGTAAACCAGGGCGGAGCTGGTAAAGATGCAGTACAAAATAGTACTGGCTCATCAAATGCAGGTAATATAGTTGCGTTTACAGATAATACGGGTAAACAAGTAGCTGATAGCGGTATTAATGCTCAAGACTTATCAAATAAAACCACCCAGGCGTTTGATAAAGCAAACGAAGTAAATGCTATTGCTACAAATGCTGAGACATCGGCAACTAATGCAGTATCAAAAGTAAACGAGTTATACGATGAGTTTGCTAATTTAAAGTTATGGAATAAAGATAGTACTTATAAAAAAGGTAATTTTGTAAGAGTAGATGCTAAACCTTACTCAATTATTTATGTTTCGGCTGTTGAAAATAATTTAAACAATCAACCTCCTTTAAACCCTGAGCATGGTAGTGATGCATTTTGGACTTATTACTCACATGAGTACACAGGTAAAGAGGAGTTTTCTGCAAATGTTGAAGAGGCTGAGCTTGAGGCAGACGGCTCAACAACTGAATTTGTTTTAACTGATGCAAATGTAAATTTAAAACCTGAAAGTAATAATCAAATACTAGGCGTGTTCTTTAAGCTACCTAATGAAACTATCAAATTAATTAGCGATAAAGAGTATACAGTTTATAGAAGAGCTGACGGCAAGAGTGTTATTTTGTTTAATCAAGCATTGCCTGCTGATAGTGTACCAGGTACTAAAAATATTATTGTAAAAGGTGCAGACCCTAAAGTTATTGAAGTGTTACACGCTGTACCAGTTGGGGGCTCTATGATGTTTCATACTCCTGTATTGCCTCAAGGGTGGTTAGAGCTTGACGGTTCAATAGTTACTAAAAGTGCATATCCTGATTTAGTATTAGCACTAACAAATAACCCTAATGCAACACAAGCAGTATTAGATGATATGAGGGGTGTTGTTCCTCGTGGTTGGGATAATGGTAGAGGTTTAGACCCTGATAGAGCTTTAGGCTCATATCAAGATGATGCTATGCAACCTATTACTGGTAGTATTGATATTCAAGCAAACTACGGCAACCGTATTCGTACTCATAGTGGTATAGGTGCTTTAAATTCTAAAGGTTCAGGTACAACTTTTAATGACGGAAGTAATGGCACACAAAACAAAACAACTGGTATATCTTTTGATTCTGCAAAGATTGTTAGAACATCAAACGAAACACGTATGAAAAACAATGCTGTTATCTTCGCTGTTAAAGCTTTTGATACAGTTGTTAATACTGGGGTTGTAGATTTAAACGGCTTAACTCAAATTGTTAATGATTTAAAGGCAAACCTACATAGACCTAATGCTTTTAATTTACAAAATGAGCACATGTTTAATACAAACACTTTAGTACATCCTATGGGTTATACATGGAACGGTAAAGTGTTTGGAGAGGGTGGCTCTGTTTTAGAGAGCTCTCAAAAACTACACTCGGGGTTAATTGCGATTAATGGCTTTGGTGCAGAGGTTGATTATGCAACTAATACAGTAGATTGTAAAAACAATAGAGATAATTATTTATCATTTAATATGCATAGAAATTATGTAAATTATACTAATAAATTTACTGTTAAATGGTCGGCTAAGCAAGGGGCGTTCCCTGCGGGAATTGATGTTAAAGCTCAGTTATCTATGGGGTTATATAGAGGTAACGGTGGCATTAATGGGTTTGTTCTGGGTTTATTTGATGATACAAAAACTTTAAAACTATGGGCAACAACTAACGGCTCATCATGGGCTTACTCAGGCACATCGGGAACTAAACAATATGATGCAACAACTGATTATGATTATAATATGACACATGATATTGCAACAGGACGTTTAGTTATTTCATATTCTGAGGACGGTAAGCTTGACACAGACCCGTCTAAAACATGGGTTGAAGACCTTATTATTGAAAACATGACAACACCTATTTACTTTAATACATATAGTGTTAATGCTCATCATTATATTGGTAATCATCCAAGTAGTACAACTCAAATAGCACCTGAAAAGCTATATATGGATAAGTTTAGTTTAACTGTTGATGATGTTGATTTATACAAAGCAGGTACGACTTGTTTATATAAAGAGCGTGAGCGTGCTAGTATGTATGTTGGTAATGATGTAAACGGCGAGGTTGTTGCAGAAATGGTAACAGATACAACAAAGCTACGTAAAATAACAGGGGATAAAAGAGAAGTATTAGCTATTTTTGGCGGTTATAACTATCAGTATGGTTGTTATGGATTTTACCCTGGTACTAATAGTATTAAAGCTGATAATTTAGTGGAGGCTACTGGGTTTAAACATGTTGAGTGTAGATTATTTCAAGGTTCACAGGGTACAGAAACAGTAAAAGAGTTATTTAATGATTTTAGTAGCTTTAAAGGAGGAGTAACTTTACAATCCGAGCACGGTAGTTCTAAATTAGTTCCTCACTATATGTCTCAAGCTCATGTTGTTCAAAATGCTGGTAAAGGCAAGGATAGAAATATTTTAATGGGTAAAGACCAATATATGTTTTTTGGATTGCAAACTGGTTCTTTTGGCAATAGCGTTCTTCATACAGGTGCAGGCACAGGGTTAATAGTTAGTGAATTAATAGGTCATGTTAGATAAGGAGAAAAAAACAATGCAACAAGTTAGTTTAAACAATGGTTATTTTGAGGGGTTGGGTGTTAGTAATGAAAGCGTTTATTATAACGGGGATATTACTGTACTTACTGAGTTTCATAAGTGGGACGAAACAAAGCAAGATTTTGTTTTAGATGAAGAAAAGAAAACTGTTTATAATTCTGAGCATTATATTGAATTAAGAAAGGAGCTTTACAATCTTTCTGATTATGTGGGAGCTCTTATGAAACAATTTGAATACGACAGGTTAAATGGTAAGGCCTTAATTCAAGAAATGGACGATTGTTTAGGGCATATACAATCTGTAAAAAAACAAATATCAAAACCTGAATAAGTTAAAAGTAGACCTTGCGAGTAGCAGGGTTTATTTTTTATATATTTAAGTGTAACAAAACTATTGCTTTTTATATAAACATTATGTTACACTTTTTATAGTTAAGGACACAATGTTAATAAATATACTAGGGCAGTTATTCTATGAGCGATATCGCGAAATTTGAGGCAAAATTAAACAGTATTAATACTACTGTTGCTAAAATTGACCGTAAGGTTGAGAGCCTTGATAATATTGTTAGGGGTGGAGATAATCCACAAGATAGTTTAATTGCTTTAGTTCACAGTACACAAAAACTAATTAATACAATTCGCAATGTTTTTTGGGGGCACTTATTTGCTTTAATTATTGGTATATTTTATATAGGTGGCGAGTGGTTTCAATTTAAAGCTACTATTGCCCAAGCAAAAGAAAACAGAGAAAACATTAAAACTATTGATAATCGTGTTGATATATTAGAAATTAAATATAAAGGCTTTACAAGATGAATTTAATACATGATTATAGAGATAGTAACAATAACTTAAATTTAAAGTATTTTAAACCGCATGAGTTTTTAATGGGCGAACCAGGACAAGAAGTAGAAGTATTTAAACATATTGCTCAAAGCGTTCTAATATCTCTTGATAAATTAAGAGCCTTGTGTGATTTTCCTATTAATATTAATTCATCATATAGAACGCCTGAATATAATGCTACATTACCAAATAGTGCAAAAAATAGTTACCATGTAAAAGGCTTAGCTCTTGATATTACAGGTAGAGGCAGAAAGCTAACAAAGCAAGAAAAAACTAAAATTATTTATTATGCAGGTATGTTAGGATTTACAGGTATAGGAGTTTATAATAACTTTATTCATTTAGACCGTAGACCAGGTGGGGCGGTTTTTTGGGATAAAACAACAAAGTAAGGAGAGTAACAATGTTACAAACAGTAAAAGAATGGCTATTAATGCCTAGTACATATAAAGGTACTGCACTAGTTGCGTCTATTTTTGGGCTTAAAATCCCTGAGACTGCAATAGAAATGTTTTGCCAGGGAGTTATTGCAGTTATTGGCTCATGGGCTATTTACCGTAAAGACCCTAGCAGAATTAAACTTGTTGATACTAGCAAGCCTAAACAATAGTATTATTAGACTGTTGTGTTTCCCTCTTATAAATAAACAATAGCAGTAAATTAAGTAGCCATGCATCTAGCGTGGCTATTTTCATAAAATAAAAAAGTAGATGTAAAGATGTATAGACAAAAAAAGAAAAGTAACTCAAAATATGGTAACGTTAAAATTGAGGCGGGTGGTTTCAAGTTTGATAGTATAAGAGAATGCAATAGATATTATGATTTATTAACTTTAATAAAAGCAGGCGAAATTAAAGAGCTTGAGCTACAAAAAAGTTTTATATTGATTGATACTGTACATACTACAGAAAGAACCTTACAACAATGCAGTTATAAGACTGATTTTTTCTATTATGATAATAAAAGGCAAGAATATATTGCCGAAGATGTAAAAGGCTTTAAAACAGACGTTTATAAAATTAAAATGAAACTGTTTATTGAGCGTTACGGCAAACAAGTAACATTTTTTGAGAATGGTGCAGAACAGCATTATTATTCTAAGAAATAAAAAAAGCACGGTTACTAGGTAACCGCACCGTTTTAAAGCAATGATTTAAGAATGAAACGATTTACTCTCAAATCATATATAAGCATATAGTATAAACATCTTGATGTCAATATATCTTTATATTATTTATGACAACTGCATCTATGCTTTTTTATGTTTAGATGTCAATACATCTATGCATCTATAATTAAAAATATCTTGATGTTTGTTTTTTATGGTGTTAATATATTTCACATATAGTGATGTAAAAACATATAGATGTTTAGATGTCAATATATATAAATACAATAATATAAATACATTTATATGTAGAGATATAGGAGCAATGATAAAAATGAAAGTTATACTTATCTTATCGCAAAAAGGCGGTTCAGGAAAGAGCACAACAGCTATTAACTTAGCGGTTGAGTTCTCACAAAAAAATAATACGGTGTTATTAGATGTTGACCCTCAAGGCAGTACAGTTGACTGGGGCTCTCAAAGAAAAGAGCAATTTGAGAAAAACAATATTTATACTTCGTATATTCCACTAGAAAAAATAGAAGAAACATTAACAGCATTAAAGAAAAACGGTTGTGAATATGTAATAGTTGATACACCTCCGATTATTGCTGATGCACATGCTAAATTATTAAAGCATAGTGATTTTGCTGTAGTTCCATTACAAACAACAAGAAATGATTTACCAACTATTACAAATACTGTAAATCTAATTGAGCAAGCAGGTGTTGATTTTGGTATTGTTATTAGTAGGGCAGAGGTTGGCACTACAATGTATGAAAAAGGTAAAGATGTTTTAGCAAGATATGGTAGGGTTCTAGGAACTATTAAGTCAACTGTAAAAATGCAATACTCGGCTTATGAGTGCAAGGGTATTAGTGAATATGATGCTAAGCATGAGAACTCAATAGAGTTTAAAGAAATTACAAATAACATTATTAGAATATTACAAAATAAAGGTAAATAGATATGAATAAAAAGAAAGATAATTTTTTAGATAGTATAGAAAACTCTATGGAGTTCTCAAAGTCTAATGATAAAAAGCCGTCTATGACTGTAGAAATTAAAAACACTAATCAAGAAAAGAAACAAGCTAGCGTGTACCCGTTACGTTTGCCTAACCAGTTAAGATATGACCTTGAGGATTATATCATTAAGCTAGAAAGGCAAGAGGGGCGTAGAATATTTATGAAAGATATAATAAACCAAGCTATTGATGAGTTTTTAAAAAAAGATGTTTAAGAGTTCCAAACTTAAAGGAGAGCCTAATTTATTTAGGTTCTTTCTTTTTTGCATTAACTAGAGTTATATACCTGTCAACTGTTTCTTGTGATATTCCTAGTTTATCCATTATCTTTTTTTTAGTTAAACCTTTTTCGGTTAGCTCCCCAACTAAAACAACCTGTCTATCAATATATCTATGAACACTCATGCGAGATATATCTAACATATCTGCAATGTATGTTTTATTATGTCCCTCATCAATTAATTTATTTAATAGCTTTACTTGTTGTTTGCTTAATTTGCGACGACGCCCTAAGATGATGCCTTTATCTTTAGCGTTCTGCAAGCCTGCTTTTGTTCTTTCAGTAATTAAGCATCTTTCATACTCGGCAAAGCTTAAAAGCATATTAGAGACCATTTTGCCCGCAGGTGTGCTAGTATCTATACCCTCAGTAATAGATTTTAGCGTTGCTCCTTTTTCTTCTAGCTGTCTTGCAAATAAAACAACATCAGCTAAAGAACGACCTAAACGGTCAAACTTATAAAAAGAAACTTCATCGCCTGGCTTAATTAATTTTAGTAGTTTTTCTCTTTCAGGCATTTTTTTTGCCACCCCCGAGACTTTTTCACTAAATATATCATCTACCCCGAGTGATTTTAGTTTTTCAATTTGAACATCTAAAGATTGCTCTTTAGTAGACACTCTCGCATAACCATATTTCATCGTTTCTACACCTTTTATTTTGTTACACGTTTTTGTTACACTTAAACAGCCCGTAAATCCTAGAGTGGCTTGAGTGTAACAAAAACCTTAATTTATGTTACTGTCTGTACGATGCTTATAGCAATCGTGAAAAATCCATTTTATTATACATGACGTCTCAACAGAAATTTGTTGATTATCCGTAACAATCATGAAATATTTATAATACTTATCTGATGATACATGGTAAGTAGTAAAGCAATAGCCGTCTACAATAGTACCGTCTTTAAGTATTAATTTTAAAAGAGGCGAACGCCCACCCTTAAAAGAGGGTAGAGCGTCGCTAGTGCAAGTCCAGTCCGTGGGCTTACCTGATTTAAAAAAGTTTTGTATTAGAGTTTTTATAAATTGCATCAATTGTTATACTCCATTGTTTTTTTATTAGTCATAGTTCTTTCCTGATAAGTTGCTATAGTTATTAATAATATTATCAATATCTTGACTGGCTTTAGTGAAAAACTGTACAGCTTTTGCATGACTTTGCACACTATCATCAGAGAATTTTTTAATATTGTTAATAAACTCTAGTAAAATATCATTGCTTTTAGTGTCTAAATGTTCCTTACCTAATCTAAGCTCTGTTTCATATTTTCCTTTATAGCCTATAATTTCAGTTTTAATAAAGATAAAATCTCTTGATACTCTTTTATTTAGCGTTAGACCTGACTTATTAGCTAAATACAAAATATTATCAGCTAAAGCATCTAGTACTTTCATTTTTTCAACGCGATTCATTTTTGTAACTCCTTTAGCTTTTGTTTTTTGTATTCTATTTCAACATCTGCAATCTTTTTTAGTTCTTCAAAAAAAGCAATATCTAACTTGCAGTTGCTTATTTCGCTATCATCTTCATAAATATCTTGAGTTATAGTAAAATTAACCATGCCTCTGTTATATGGCGTTATGTATGCACTATAACCACCGTTTACATCTGTAAATTTACGACCAACTCCGCCAAAGGCAGGGGCAAACTGAGAAGTACCTGAACTAATCCTTTTAGGTTTTATCATACACATTATTCTAGCTCCTCATGTTTAGAAATTATTGTATTTTGTAGTTTTAACATTTCCTCAATCGAAAACTCTTTAAGTTTTCTAATTTCCTCTTTTTGTCTAACTCCACAATCACAAGTAAATTTTAAATATTTTTGTTTTCTTGATACTCTTATATTCCTAGTTGTATTGCAATAATAGCATTGATGCTGAACTACTTTTTTATATGCATCTATAAATCCAGGTATCTCGCCTGTTAATGGTTGCTCTTGTGTAGGTTCTTCATTTTCTAACTGTTCAACAATATCAGCGTATTCTTGATGCTCTGCTTTTGTTGCTGTTTCTTCTGCTATTTTATCGCCTAGCTCTACTAATCTATCATAATCAATCATTGCTTTAACCCTTTTTATTTTTTTCTTGTGTCGTGTAGTTCTTGCTTACCTTTGTAGAAAAATACAAAGCCCCCGCCCTGGCAAAGCCCACTTTCTATATCTTCTTTTGAAAGCTCGGGATTTTCTTTTAAAATTTCTTTTTCTCTTTTTAGTAAAAGCTGAATATCGCTAATACCGTTGCTTTTATAGCATTTTATTTCTATTTGCATTTTAGTTTCGTTCCTTTTTTTGTATCATTGCTTTAATTTGTTAAGCTAGTTATAAAGCCACTAGCGGGGCGTTAAATTGTTTTTTAGTGATTTACTGCATCAATCTTGCTAAAAGATGCTATAACAGTTTTAACGGTCGCTTTAGCATGGTTAGGCATGATTTTAAACGCTCTTATAAATTTTAAAACATCATTATCTTTTAAAAACTCATTAAGAGCATCATTGCTATTATTATTCCAACCTAAAATAACGTTAGGTGTTGTATTTAAGTGTTCGCATACATCAAGCAGTCTACTTGCACTAATTCTATTTGTAGCATTTTCGTATTTTTGTACCTGTTGGAACGTAATACCTAGCTTGTCAGCTAAACCCTCTTGTGATAGACCTTGTATAGTTCTGCGTGCTCTTAGACGCTTACCAACAATAACATCTTTAGGGTTAGGGTTTTGAGTTGAGTATTTATCTGTTACTTTTTTCATAATGTTCGTTTCCTTTTGTTTAATCATTGCTTTAAATATTGATTAAGTTATAGTTTATATATTTAGTTTATAGTCTTTTTGTGGCAGTTATTCTAAAATATCGAATATGTGGAGCAAAACGCCACGCCCCCCGTAAATATCACGGATTTTGTTATATATTTATAGTTAATTTATATATTACTTTTGCTTTGTTTTTCCTCCTTTATTTTACCTATTATTGTTAAAACTACTTTTATTGCTATGATGCATGCTGTTGCTTTTAGTGCAACAATGCCCCAAGCCATTAATAAATCAAATACTGTTTGCATAATATTAGCCTTTCTGTTCTTGTTTATCGTTAAAACCTCGGTAATTACGTTTTTTTCTAGTTTCACATATATAATCAATATGCTTTATAGTCTCAGCATCTGTAATTAAGCTTTTAGGTTTAAGAGTTTCTAAAAAGTCTGCTACATAAGTTACAAAGGTTTCTATAGTATCTTTTTGTCTGTCTATATATTCTAAATCATCTAAAGAACTTTTTAACTCATCCTTTTCATTTTCTAAGTCACTAAACTCATCTTGTAAGGTTGTTAATTGTTCTTGTGCATCTGTATTATATAAATCTGCACCTTTAAGCCTATAAAGCTGTTTTAGAAAGTCTTTTATATCCTCGGGTGGTATATCATCAAGAGCACCCTCATGATAAATACCTCTAAACATTTCATCTATTAGAGCGGTAATGCAGGGCTGTAAAAATAAGTGTCTCATTTTAGAACCCCCTTGCCTTTAGTTCTCTACGTATTTTATCTCTACGTTCGTTTATCTCAGCTCCTGAGTATGTTTTTTTATCGAGAGTTGATGATATAGATGCGTTTTGGAAAGATAATAACTCAATATGTGCTCTTGAGTATTCTCGTAATAAAGAAGTGTCTGAAAAAACAATGTCCCATACTTGTTGAGTAACACGGTTGCGTTCTTCTTCGTTAATGCGAGATGTATCCGAATTATTTATGTTATCAACAAAAGAATTTTTATTTAAAAAATAATCTTTGCTTTTTTCTTTTTTATTTATATTTATATCTTTATTACTTAGGTTAATATCTATATTAACCTCATCAGTCTTTATAGGGGTTGATTGAGCCATAGTGGTTTTGCCACCATGTGGAACTGAGCCATGTGTAGTCAACCTGCTTGTGGTTGTAGAGTTATCCACATTCTTAGATTTTCTCTTAGACTTCTGCGGTTTTTTCTTTAAAAAGTTATCCACAGATGCACTACTTTGGGCATTATCTTGTAATTTAGTACTTGTTTTAGGTAAGCGACCACTAACCAAGTTATTAACAGGCTTAGCCTCTGTCATACTTGAGCAAAGATATAAATCATATCCTCCTAAAGTACCGTCGGGGCGTCTATCTCTGAAACGTCTTATTAGTCCCACTTCTTCAAGCTGTTTTGTTGCTGTTTTTATTGCGGTTCTACCCTCAAGAAAATTCTTGTTTATTTCCTCCTGGTAAAATATCCAACCCTCGGGGCGTGATGCAAGATAAGAATATAAAGCTTTTGCTAATCCTGATATTTTAGGACTAGTGATAATATCGTTAGATATCATCGTAAAGTTTATTCTACCTTTGTACAATCTATTTTGTTGTGCCATTGTTAATCTTTTATCCTTTTTGCTTTAAAACTAAATTAAATTGCTTTTTATAGCGTCGTGTGCCTCTTGCAAACGTTGTTCTATATGATAGCTCTTAAACATGTTTTTATTTAATACGTTGTAAATTCTAATTACTGGCTCTTTATAGTATTTAAACTCTACATATGTATTATTTTCATCTACTAGGGCTTTATAAGCTCCATTTACAATATTTCTGTAAGTATTAGTTACAACAACTTCATCAGATTGTATAAAACTGTTTAGCTGTTCAATATCAGTAGGGGGCGTATGGAATGCCTTTAGTAAATTAATTAAGTTTTTTAAATCCTTTTTTAATGACTTGCGAGTGTCCTTTTTTAAATATTCTGCATTGTGTAATAAAGTAGTTTCATCATCTATTGCTATAAAATTAACTCTAATACCATGTGCAATAACATTATTATAAAATAACCTGTTTAATAATAAACTATTATCAGTAGTTAAATTATATTGTTTTTGTAGTTCTACTGCATTATGTGCCATAGCTTAACCCTCATCTTTTTCAGCAAAGCTATATATTTCTAATAACTTAGCCTCTTGAGATTTAGAAAGGGTTTTATTATCTTTTTTAAGTTTATCATTAAAGTAATTTATACACTTTTCAAAACTATGCCCTTTTTCTTTATATTTTATAATTTGTGCAATATAAGTATTTAAGTTAGTAGGGTGTAAAGAGCTATGCTCATTATTGTTAGTTCCTATTGTCATATCATCATTAGAAATAATATGAAAATACTTTAATAAGAAGTAACGCTCAGCAGATGTAGTTAATGAGTTAAAACTTTTATCAAGGTCGTTATATCCTTGCCCGTGAAAGCGAGTAATATCTGTTTGCCCAGTTGGTGTATGTATCCATATAAATTCAATAGTAGCATTAGACCAACATTGGTGCGAATCTTCACCTTTTTTATTTGTAGTAGTAATTAACTGATTTTGTACATCAATCATATTAGGTTTTAAAAGCATTTTATGCTTAATCATTAAGGGTTTTATTTCTGCTAATATTGCGTTAATAGAAATAAAGTCAAAAGCCCCTCTATAAGTACCCGTGCTAGTATCACGTTTTAGGTTTTGCACTTCTTCTTGCATTTTAGCTAAAGTAGTATGAACCGTTTCGGGTGGTGTTAGTTTTTCTGCCAGTTGTTCAGCTTGTTCAATTACAGACTGTTTAGGTGGCTCGGGTGGAGTGTCTTGTATTCGTTTAAATAAATTCTTCATCGTTTCGTTTCCTTAATTTCATTGCTTTAAAAATTAATTGTTTTCTTGTGTTTTGCTTTTTAAGAATTGTGAAAGTTTTATAAATTCGTCTGCTTTTAGACCCTCAAACTTATTTGCATAAAGTCTATAAACTCTATGGCGGTTTTTAATAACCTTGTGAGTAACTAATTGCTGATGCGAAATTTTACCGTCCTGGTAAAGTTTTTCATAAGCCTCAAATAGCTTTTGTGTATTGTCTGTCATGTTGCATTACCTTTGTTATTTGTGGTTGTTTTAAATTAGTTTTTATTTGTGTAATAACACAACCTAGTAAAAATGATACAGAACAAAATAAAACAGCTGATAGTAATAAAACGCTTATTGTTTTAATATTATTAGGCTTAGCAATCTTAATTTGAGCATTAGTAGTTTCAAAAACTGTAGTTATTTTAACATTTTTGTTTTTACTTAATACTTTTTCTAAGAAATGATAAGCGTTGTTTATATCTTGTATATCATCGATAAGTTGCTTTTCAGTACCATTTAAAAAGTTTAAAACTTTATGATGCAAAGAGCGTTTTAAATCTAGCATTAAAAAGCGGTTAGGCTCGCCATTTTCAAAGTATCTTGCATCGTTGTATTTTTCTGCTATTTTATCACAAAGATTTTTATATAAAATTTCGTTTGAAATAACATCTAAAATTGTTTTTGTATTATTTTCTTGAGTGTAGGCAATTATTTGCATAACAAGACCCTTTATTTAAAATTAAGCTAAAGATAGCTTTTGTTTACGATTTACTGCAAAAGTATAAAGCTCTTGCAACTCATTTTCTTCAAAATCCTCTAAAAGAACTATACTAGTTCCTTGTCCTGGAATAAATTTTAAATAACTAGGTTTATTGTTTAGCATGCCCTTATATTCAGGGCATGCATAGCGATAGATAAAATCTATCATTTCTTGCTTTGTCATCGTTTCATTCTTTCGTTTATTTAGTTGCTTTAAAACTAATATGCTCATTTTTGAACATGTGTATAATATAACATGTGCACTTTTGCACGTCAAGGGTTTTTGCAAAAAAACATTAAAAAACTCAAAAAATATTAAAATATATATAATATACAGCTATTTAGTATTGAAATATTTAATATTTATTGATATACTATATAAGTAATAAAGCAATGAAAACGAATAGAAAGCTCTTAAAATGAATATTCAAAATAGAATTTCTAGTATATTTATATTTTTCCTATCAATACTGTTCTTTTTGGTACTAATAGTGCATTTTATTAGTGCTTGTTATGATATATATTATTATATAATCTAGCTAAATACTTATGTTACACTTTTTTAGATGTGTATATATTTAGACATCTATATATAATTGCCTTAAACCACTACTAAACTATGGTAGTGGTTGCTTTTTTTTATTATACATGATTATAATAGAGCAATATATAAAATTAAATAAACATAAAAAAAGGAGTATACGTTTATGTTACATATAGACCAACTTATTGGAAAACTGATTGGAAACAGGTTTTACTTTATTAATCCTAAAACAGATGAAATCCTTGAGGGAGTTTGTTTAGGTATTGGTGTAACTGAGTTAGGTTATATCTATTTTACGTTTAATACTATTGCTGATAAGCAATGGTTTGAGTGTATTGATAAGGCTAGAGTTTTTGAAACTCATGAACAAGCTAGTGCATGGCTAAAAGACATGAAACCAGTCCAAGAAAAAAACGAGGAATTAAGAAAAGAATTAGATAAACAAATATCCTCTAATATTACCCATATTATCGGAGAGCCCCCTTTAAAGGCTCTGATTAAGGAAATCCGCGAGGCTCAAGAGGCTTAGCCCTCATAATTTAGAAGGGTAATAAAGGGGTAATGTATTGTGTCCTTAATTAAAGAAAAAAACTTAACACCAAAACAGGAGAATTTTTGCCAATTAATATCGCAAGGCAAAAGCCAACTGTTAGCCTATACAAAGGCTTATGATTCAAGTGCTAGTAAAAGCATTAGAACTAGCAAAGCTAGTGTACTTGCAAGCAAACCGTATATAAAGCAAAGAATTAAAGAAATAAGAAACGAAATGGCTCTAGGGTTTGATATGTTAGAGTTCTTTCAAGAGTTAGACGAGGTTATGTCAAACGAACGAGGTCGTCCAGATGAGGGGTTTAATGCTCGTTTTAACGGCAATGTTATTAAAGCATTAGAGTTGAAAGCTAAAGCAGTAGGTATATTTGAGCATGCTAAGCAAATAAACGTGTCTAACAAAGCAAAAGAAGATGAGGAAAAATCGGCGACGCCTACGGCGATTAATATTATTATTGATAATGGCTTAGATAATGAGGAATAAACCACAATGAGTAATCAAAACACACTTAATATCAATATGCCAGTTCTAGGGTTAAGACCTTATCAAAAACCATTGTGGCGTAAAATGGTTGTAGATAATGTTAGAAAAGCCTTTGTTGTATGGCATAGACGAGCAGGCAAAGATTTAACTTGTTTACAAATTCTATATACAAAAGCATTGCAGGAAAAAGGTAACTATTGGTATGTTCTACCACAAAAAAACCAGGTAAGGCGTTCTATATGGGACGGTATTACATCTATGGGCATGAAATATATTGATTTTATACCGCCTGAAATTGTTTTTAAGAAAAATAAAACAGAAATGAAAGTTATATTAAGAGACCCTAAAGACCCTGAAAAGGAGGGCTCTATAATATATTTCTTAGGTGGCGATAATTATGATGCGTTAGTTGGTGCAGGTATTAAAGGGGCTGTTATTAGCGAGTTTGCGTTGCAGAAACCTAACCTATATGATCTTGTTATTGAACCGATGTTAAAAGAAACTAAAGGGTGGGTTATTTTTAATACAACACCTAGGGGAGAGAACCACGCTAAAGATATGTTTGATTTTATAGCTAAGAAAGAACATTACTATGCAAGCATGCTAACGATTGAAGATACAGGAGTTGTACACCCTGAGGATTTAGAAGAAGAAAGAGAAAGAGGAAAACCTGAGGAAGTTATACAACAAGAGTATTATTGTAGCTTTGAGGGGGCTATTTTAGGGGCATATTATGCAGACTTCTTAAAAAGATATGAACACCAATATAAAGAATATCCATATAATGATAAATACCCAGTGCATACAATGTGGGATATTGGAGTTAGTGATAGTATGGCTATATGGTTTGTGCAAATTATAGAAAATAAGCCTTATTTAATCGATTATTATGAAAACCATACATATTCACTAGGACACTATACAGAAGTTATACAAGATAAAGGTTATAGGTATTCTAGCCACAACTTACCGCATGACGGTTCACACAGACAATTAACATCAACAGAGAGAGCTTTAAGCATTGATGCACAGCTAAGAGGTTTAGGCTTAAAGAATGTAAAAGTACATAAAAGAACATCTAGTGTTATTAGAGATATACAAGCTGTTAGAGCTATATTACCTATTTGTCATTTTAATTCATCTAAAGTTAAAGACGGCTACATGGCTTTAAAACAATACCGCCGTGAATATGATGAAGACCGCAAGAAGTTTAAAGATAGTCCTTTACATGATTGGACATCGCATGGTTCAGATGCTTTTAGGATTCTACCATTGCTACTGAAAAAAGGCGAAAGACCTAAGAAAACAAAAGTGCATAGAGCATATAAAGGGGGCATGTAGGCATGAAAAGAGACGTTATAGTTATTCTGTTAGAAAATGAGAAAAAGAAACAACACTTAGTTTATAAGGTTGTTGATTATCATGATAATGGGGTAGAGCTAGCTTATTATGTTGAGAAAAATGATAATACGCTAATAATGGGCAACAGGGAAGTTGAACGCAATAGGGTTTATAGTGGCTACAAAGTTAAAGGCATTGTAAAGCTTAGAGTTGATACAGATGAACTGAGAACTCATAGGGTTTATTTACTTAATTGTATAAGTACTGGCAAGGTTTTAACTGGCATTAAAGGAGTTTTCTTTAACTGTCAACAATTTTATAACAAAGCAAAGGAGGTAAGTTATGGCAAAAAATAACTTTGTTTCGGGGGCGTTGTTTGGACTTCCAGGCGTGGCATTAAATACCATGCGTAGAAACCAACAAAAACAAGAAAAGCTAATGAAAGCTGAGCAAAATAGACAAATGGCTGAGCAAAAAGAGGCTGAAAAAGACGCACTAAACGAACGTAAAACACTAATTAACACTCAAAGAAATCAAATGGGTGTTACAACTGGTAAATCATACAGTCTAAATAGAACAACTGGAGCTAATAAGCTAGTTGATGTTTTAGGTTAAACAAAAGAAAGAATAGGCACAATGGAAAAACAGCAAAATACAGAGATTAAAACTTTTGATGCAGAGTTTTTAATAGCTCGAGCAGATAAAGCACAATCGGTAAAAGATAGTTGGAATACTAAATATAAAGAGGTTTTAGATTATGTATGCCCAGGACATGGACATACTGATAACAAAGAAGATAAAAATAGTAAGAACTTTCTTGAGGCGGGCGAAAAGCTTTATACATCAGCAGGCGAGGACGGTGTGGACGAGTTCGGTGCAACAATGCAAGGACTAATGACACCACCTGAGGAAAACTGGATAGCTTTAGAAAGTGGTATTTTATACCGCTATAAGACGTCTGAGAGCTTTAACAAAGGCGATTTAGACAATAAGCTAGAGGTTATTAGTAAGTTTGCTAATGAGGCTAAGAACATATCTAATTTTGATGAAAGCATTGTGCAGTTCTTTAGAGATTTAGCGGTAGGTACTGCTTGTATGTTGGTTTTAAAAGACCAGGTACAAAATACTATTAACTTTAAAACAATACCGTTTCATCAGTATTCTATTGAAGAGGGCGAGAACGGTAGAGTAAGCAAAGTATTTAGAGTATTTAAAATAAAAAAAGAAAGTGTAGGGGCTACATGGAAAGAGTTACAAGGTGCTTATGCTTTTGAAGATGATGACGATAGAACAAAAGAGATTGAGTTTCTTGAGTGTACATATCATGATTATGATGAGAATGTTTACAAGTATGTTGTTATTGATAAAGATGAAAAGAAAATAATGCTTAAAAAGGTATTTAAAACAAATCCTTTTGTGGTTGTTAGGATTGGTAAGCAAACAGGCGAAATATACGGCAGAGGCGTTGCAATGAAAGCTTTAACCGATATTAAAGTGCTTAATAAGATTATGGAATATTCTTTAAGAGCATTTAGTTTTAATATACCGACCTTTGTTGCTGATAATGGTGCAGAGTTTGATTATTCTGATTTTATATTAGAACCAGGGGCAGTAAACTTTGTTGATGATGTTGACCGTATTAAGGATTTAAAAGTTGGTACTGATAAGAACCTGGAGACATACCAAATTGAACAAAGAGAATTAAAGATTAAAAAGAAAATGTTAGCTGATACATTACCAGAGATAGCACAAGGTAGGACAGCAACCGAGGTTATTAAAATTGATAAGGACTTAAAGAAACGTTTAACCTCAATTTATGGAACTTTGAAAACAGAACTAAACAGCCCTTTAGTTATTAGAATTTTAGATGTATTAGATGAAATGGGATTATTAAAAATTCTAATGGCTGATTTTAATATTATGGATGTAGATAACTTTAAATATGCAGTTAAAATAAACTCAGTACTATCAAGACAGTTAAAAGCAGAGAACCTAGAGAATGTTGCTAATGTGGTGGGTTATTTATCAAGTATTGACCCGTCAGGTAAAACATTACAATCTACTATTCATGTAAACGAAACAGCTTTATATATGGCTGAAAATGGGGGCATGCCTCAACACCTTGTTAGAACAGAAGTAGAGCAAAAAGTTGAACAAGATAACCAAGTTAATGCTGAGGAGCTTATGAAAAATGAAGAATTAGCAAATAAACTAGCAATGAAACAATCAGTATAAAGGGGTATAGAATGTTGGAAAAAGTTAAACAGCATATTGCTAAGATTGGGGCTAATAAAGCACTAGCTAGTGATTTTATAACAGTTTTTGAAAGTGAGGAAGGACAAAGGGTTTTATCTCATCTTGAGAAATGGTCGCAAGAGGGGTGTCCTTGCTTTGATAATGTATATAAGCATTATGCAAAGTCGGGCGAACAAGAATTAATAAAAAGAATTAAACGTTTTATTAATATTGCAAAACAAAAGTAATGATATATAGATGTCTAAGTATATTGATGTTTTTATATTTAGATGCTAATATATATTAAGTTTTATTAAACTACAAAATAAGGAATAAAGACAATGACATTAGAAAACCAAACAACAGCAAATGAAAACAATACATCTTTAGAAGATAAAGCAAATGATGCAAACCTTACAGCTGAAATGAATGATACAACAAGCGGTAACGGTTTATTAAGTGTTAATGCTAATACAGATACAGCAAGTGCAGATAATCAAGACCAGGGCAACAATGATATGTTTGCTCAGTTTATGAACGAGGACGGCTCATTTAATAAAGACAATGCACAAAACTTTATTAAATCAAAAGATGATGAAATTTCTAGTGCTAATAAACAAAGAGATGACATGCGTCGCATCATGTCTAAAAATCAAGCTGTTTCTAGTGCAGATGATTATATGAAAACATTTAAAGCAGAAGATGAAAGGTTTAATCATTTATTAGACTTTGAAAATGAGGCTAATGTTGAAATGAAAGAGGGTGTTGAGCAATTTACTAAAGAATTGTACGAGGCAGGTATTTCAGAGGCACACGGGCACGTTATGATTAATAAAATGTTAAATATGTTATCTGAGCATGGTGTTATTGATACTAGGTCGCCTGAGGCGGTAGAAAAGGCAATGCTTGATGAATACAAAAAGCTAGGCGATGATGCTCCTAGAATTATTAAGCAAGTTGAGCAGGGTATTGCTAACAACCAATACTTAAACGAAGACCAAAAAGCTAGACTAGGCGAAATAGCTAATAGTGAGGGTGCATGGTTTGTGCAATACTTAAATAACAATATTGAGCAGTTAAACGGGCAAATGGCTATACCTGTATCGGCTAATGATGATGCTTTAGCGAGCGATGCTGAGTTATGGGCTGAATATATCAAAGAGGATACATCAGAAACTAGACGTAACCAAATTATTGAAGATAGAACAAAAGCAGGACGTGGGGCTTTTGAAGTTTAAAAGTATAATTAATAAAATAAAGGAATTGTTACAAATGGATGAGTCAGTACCATATAACCCTAAACCTGATTTAAAAGATAAAATCAAGCATAAGAAAGCTTTAACTAAACGAAAAAAAGATAAAGCTAATAGAAAGAAAAGCAGAAGATAATAAGAGCCCCTTAACGGGGGCTTTTGTTTTTTGTATGGTATTGTTATACGGAAAGCCTTTTTATAATATTCGTATAATCTAAGTATATACATAGATGTTTAGATGTCAAAATGTATAGATATAAAAAAATATAAATAAAGTGTAACAAAAGTATTGCAATATTAATATTAATTATGTTACACTTTTTATATATCAAACAAGATAAACCCTATACCTCTAGGCTCAATGCATTTAATCTAAAAGCATCCCTATTACAAGAAGTAAGGCTTATTTATTCTATGTTTTTTCAAAGTTGTAAAGATTAAAATAAATACGAAAGGATAGTATTATGTCACTATCAGCAAACCAAGTTACTATTACTTCTTTTGATACGGAAGTAAAAAGAACTTATCAAAAAGGCGGAATGCTTAGACCTACTGTACGTCATAAAAAGAACGTAAAGGGTTCAGAGCACAAATTCTATAAATACGGTAAAGGTATCGCAACTGAAAACGTTAGAGGTAACGATGTTCAGCCTATGAATGCGACACAAAAACCAATCGCATGTGTTTTAAAAGACTGGGATTGTTTTGAGTATGTGTACCAAGTAGACATTAATAAAATGGCTTATGATGAAAAAGTTGAGGCATCTGCGTCAATTTCTGCGGGTATGGGTAGACGTGAAGACCAAGAAGTTATCACAGCTTTAGGAGCTACTCCTAACGTGCTTAACCACTCAACGGTTAAACTTTCTACTGCTATTTTCGGTAAGACAAGAACATTTATGGCTAATAAGGCTGTTCCGTCATCAGATAGAACTTTTGTATGTTCGCCTTATCAAGTAGCAGATATGCTAGACGATGAGAAAGCTACAAGCTCAGATTATACAAATATTCAAGCTTTAGTTAAGGGCGACCTTAAAACTTTCTACGGTTTCAATATTGTTGAGATTGAAGAAAGAACAGAGGGCGGTTTACCGTTTAAAGCAACTGGTACAGTTAGAACATGTTATGCATATCACAAACACTCAGTAGGTTTAGCTACTGGTGCAGTTAAGACAGGTATTGACTGGGTTGCTACTAAGCAAGCTTATCAAATCGGTCAAGTGCATGCTATTGGTGCTACAATCATCGACGAAGACGGTGTTGTTGCTGTTAAAGTTAAAGAAACAGTTTAAAGAAAGGGTTTTAAGATATGGCTTATAAAAAAGAAAATCTTGCTAATATGTCTGTAGTTAGTAGAACAGGAGTAACACCTTGTGTTTATTCATACTACAACCAGGACGGCGATAGCCTAACAGTTTTAGAGGGCGAAAACTTTCTACAAAACATGAGACTTACAGCGAAAGACCAAATCCATGTTATTAGTGCAGACGGTACAAAAACATCAGTGTTTCACATTACAGCTGTTGCACCTGGTGGTTTTGCTACAATGGCTAAGTCTACAGCTATTACAGCTTAGTTTAGTTAGTTATTAAATATGATTTAAGATAAAAGGGTGGGGTTGGTTTAGCTCCGCCTTTTCTAATAAAAAAGGATTGTTAAAAATGGTTGATAGTATTACAAATGACATTAAAGCAGATGTTTTAGAAAACATTTTAAGCGTTGAAAATGAGTTGGATTTTAACGACGCAAACAATAAGATAGTTAAAACTATTAATAAAGCATATCCAAGAGTTTTAAATAAACTATTACAAGAATATAGATGGACTTTTGCGGGTAAATTTCAAAAGCTAGAGCCTGTTGCAGATGACACAGATGCTCGCTATAAATATCGTTATGCATTGCCTGATGACTTTTTAATGACACGAGGTGAATTTAGAACAAACAGCGATAATAACCCAATCCATGACAAAGTTTTATACCCCAATGGCATTCATACAAACGAAAGTGTTTTATATCTTTCTTATACCGCTAAAATCAGCGAGACATTAATGCCTGATTATTTTATAGAGTACTTTATGTTTGCACTAGCTGAACGTATTTGCCTACCGCTAACAGGCGATTATAACTTATTACAAACAATTTCATCACAAGCAACTATTGAAAAAGGCAGAAGTAAGCGAATAGATGCAAGAAGAGATAAAACAAGAAAATTACCAACTGGCACATTTTTATTTTAATTAAGGGCAGATGCAATGAGTAGAACTATACAAAAACGTAACAAGTTTTCTAAAGGGGAAATAAAAGAGAGTTTATTAGAGCGTGATGATATTGATGCTCTATATAGTTCTGCATCTTTTATTCAAAACCTGGTATCAACTCCTTTTGGTGGGTTAATTACAAGAGCAGGTACAAAAAGAATTAAAAAGCTAGATATTAATAGCGGAGGTGTTACACCAACCGTAAATACTAATATTAGCAACAATACAGCTAGTTTATTTGATTATGATAATATTTTCATATCAGAGAGCATTAAAAATGAACAAACGCTTTTTACGTTTGATTTTGGAGCTGTTAAGAATATTTTAAGTTTACATACTAAAGAGCTAGGTTTAGCTTTTAGTGATGATATTAAACTACAAGCAAATGTTTTTAATGGACAAGTAACATCTATTGAGCCTAAGACAGGTTACTCGTATCCTATGGGCTATGGTTTAGAAAGTGTATCTATTGCTTTTCCTGAACCTGAAAATCAATTAAGTGCTAAAGCATCGGCTGAGCCTATTTTAACTGAGAAAGGGGAGTTAGTTAATACAGCTATTACTTACCCTGGTTTTGGTTATACCAAAGATACTTTAGATTTAACTATAACAACACAAAAGCCTAGCATTGAGCTAAAGCTTGCAATTTCAGAGGACGGGATTAATTATGAAGATATTAAAAACTATATTGTTTCTACTAGTGTTAGTGATTTTACTACCAACTTTAAAAAGCCTTTTAGGTTTCTAAAATTTTATTATGCGGGTGGTAGCAATGGCTTATTAAAAATAAAGAATTTATCTTTTTATAATGAGCAGGATATTCAGTTTAGTATGAATGAGTTTATTATTAATGAAGATAAACGTTATTTAACTGTAATGTCTGATAAGCAAGTAGAAATATTTGAAGATGATGAGAGCATTAAAACAGTAACAAACAATGATTTATCTAGTACATATTTAAACAATTTAAAGACATCACAAAAAGAGGACACAATGATATTGTGCCACCCAGACCTAAAAACAAAACAACTACAACGTTTTGTTAATGAGCAAGGTGTGCTTGACTGGGAAATATCAGACTTTCCTTTTAAAAACGTTCCGTTCTTTTTATTTGGTGGAGAGGTAGAAACTGCTAAAACATCTACATTAACACCAAGTGCAGAAGAGGGCGGGCTTTATATTTCATCATCTGCTAATGACTTTACTGCTGATAGTGTAGGGCAATACATTGACGGTAACGGTGGGCGTTTAAAAATTACACAGTATGAAAATGCTAAAAAAGTATATGGTTATACGATCATACCGTTTTATACAAAAGATGCTTTTAGCAAGTGGACGTATATTACAGGATATGAAAAAGCATGGAGTGAAACTAAAGGCTATCCTGCTACTGCATCATTTTATCAACAAAGGTTGTTTTTTGGTGGTTCAAGAGATGCAACAACTACTCTATGGGCATCTAAGGTAGACCAATATAATAACTTTGAGAATACAGGAAGTTATAAAAACGATTCTATTGATGTAACATTTTCAGACACTCAAAACCCTATTGTTGATATTTACCCAAACAGGGGTATGCAAGTATTTACTGAGGGTTCAGAGCATATTATACCTGAGGGAGCATTAAACCCTGAGGATATATACCAGGTTAAATCATCAACAGACGGCTGTTTAAAAACATGTAATGTAACTGATATTAACGGTACTACATTATTTATTGAGAAAAACGGTAAGAACTTATTAAGTTTTGTTTATGATGAGACACAGTCGGCTTATACACCCTCATCACTAAGTTTATTAAGTGATATGATTGACGAACCTGTTAGCATGGCTGTTGATTATAACTCTATTAGAAATGACGGAAACTTTTTATATATTGTTAATGGCGACGGTACAATGGCGACGGCATGTATTTTATTAGACCAAAAAATTAACTCTTATGTACGTTTTGTTACTGAGGGTGCTGTTAAAAAGGTTTGTTCTGTTGGTTCAGATATTTATATTATTGTGCAACGAGAGGGTGCTTTTTATCTTGAAAAATTAGATAGAGATGTAAAAACAGATAACACAATTAAAACAACTGTAAATAATAGGCAAATAACTGGCTTGAGTGAGTTTGATAATAAGCAGGTGTATGTTTATTCATTTAAAGAAGATTACGGCATATATACCGTTAATAACGGCGTTCTTGATTTAGATATTGATATTAATGAGGATGTTTATGTTGGGTTGCCTTATGATTGGGAGTTAATCTCAAATAAAATAGCAATTAATAGAAAAACTGGCTCAGTACGCAAAAGAATTGCCGAGGCTGTTGTTGAAACTATTAATACTAAAGAGATTAAATTTTGCGGTTATAAAAGTAGAAATAAAGATATTCATAGATTTTCGGCAGTTACGAATTATGCAAGAGATGTTAGGTTTAGCATGCAAGGCAGTTCAATTAATCAAGCTGAGATTTTATCAGTTGAACTAAGAATTAATTATGGAGATAGATAACATGGCAGGTAATTATTTAAAAATGAGTAAGTACTCAGGCTCTCAAACCAATAACCAAATGGTTTCGCAAAACAATGTGAATAAAGCCCAAGGACTTTCAGAGTTAGCAGGTGTGCTAGGTGGCTATATGGATTATAGAACACAACGACGCATGTTAGGCTTTGCTAATGTTAAGGCTAAAGAGATTGAAGTTAATGCTTTAGAGCAAGCTAACCAATTAAGGGAAAGCTTTGCACAGTCTTTAGGTAACTCACAAGTTGAAGTAGCTAGACGAGGTTTTAAACAAAATAGCGGTTCGGTTAGAGCAGAGCGTGAGTATTCATCTATTAACATGGGCGAAGATATTGCAAAAATGAAAAAGAATGCTAAAAGCCAAGCTACAGCTATTAAAGCTGAGGCTAATATTAAGAAACATGCCCTTAAAAGTAATTTCTTTAATAGTATGGTTGTTGGTGGTGTTAAGGCAGGTGCTAGCTTTGCAAGCGGTGGTGCAGGAGGTGGAGCATAATGGTTTATAAAAAAAGAGTATTAACACAAAGTGCAAATATGATTAGTGCACCTAATTTAAACTTTCAAGGTAATTTAAAAGCGTTGGGCGATGTTGCTGTTTCAGTAACTCAACAAAATGCATTAAAAGCAGATAATGAGGCAAAAGAATTAGCTAAGCAACAAAACAATGCTTTAGAGCATTATAAAAGAAGTTTAAAAACTACTAGCATGGGAACTATAGCAAACGCTTACAATGAGTTTAGTGCAGACCCTCAAAGCTTTAATAGTGCACTTGATAGTGCTAGAGATAAAGTATTAGAAAGTATCCAAGATGAAGAGTTAAAACAAGATATTGCTTTAGAGTTTGAAACTAAAAGGCTTACTTATGGCTCTAGGGTTACTGATAACTTTAAAAAAATAGAAAGCACTAAGTTTAAAAACAGCTTTAGAGAAAATGCAAACTCTAATTTATCTGCATTAAAAGATACTGCAAGCGTATTAGTTTCTAGTAACCCTGATAATAATGCATATATTGACTATAGAATGCAGTTACAAGACTTAGTTAATACTAAAGACAATACAGATGAGAACGGTAACTATTTATTACCTGAAAGAACCAGGAACGAAATTGCTGATTTTAATGACAATGTAGGTTATCACTCAACTTTACAATGGGTTAATGAGAATTATGCCGATGATACTGCTAGTGTTATTAAGTTAAGAGATACAGCTAGAAATAATAAAACTGAATTTGCAGAAAAGTACAACATGCCTAAAGAGCGTGTTAATGAGTTTATTGACGGTTTAGATGAAGTTATTGAACAATCAAGAACAACCGAAGAGTTACTAATGGCAGAGCAAGCACGCCAAGAGTTAGACTTTACATATAATGGTTTTAAAATTAAGAACGGCAAAATTAGAAACTTCAAAGCTAACAATGTTATGACGATGCTTGATTATAACTCTAATTTACAAGAAGAGTACGAAAACGGTAATTTAAACTTTAAGTACTATTCAAAAAAGAAAGCTGAAACAGATACATTATTAAAAACAATGTTAAAAGATAAAAATGCAAGGGTTACAGGTAATAGTTATATTAATAAAGCTTTAAGCGAGGCAACACCTAAGCTTGATGAAATGAAAACTTTTGTCGGGTGGAGTGATGATAGCGATAAATTTAATAATATGAGACTATCATTTTATGAGAACTATTTAGATAACCTTGATGTTGTTTTATCTGAAAGAAATATTGCAAGTGATGAAATAGGAGTTTTAAAGAAAAAAGAGCGTAATGTGTTATTTAATGATGCATACAACGCTACTATTATTGATATTGCAAACCAGGCAGGTATTAACACAGAAAATAAAAATATTGAGAGTATTGAAACTGAATACAAATACAGTTTACATAATCAAATTAGACAGCAAAGTTTTGAGAAAGCAACTAAAACAGTTTCACAAGCTAAAAGCAATACTAAAATAATGCGTGATGCTAATAACAATATGGCTTTAGTTGAGATAGATGAACAGGGTAACCCTATAAAAGTAATTAAGGAGCTTTAATATGAGTTTTGATATGACAACAGCACAAGAAGTAGCTAAACAACCTGAGCAAGCTAAAAATAGCTTTGATATTAATAGTGCAACTGTAGTAAATAATGAGCAAGATATTGCAATTAAAAACACTAAGGCACTAGAAGATATTACAAAGATAGAAAATACTAGCGAAGTAATGCAAGCAAATAAGTCTAAAAATGAATGGCTAACAAGAGTTGTTAGACCTGAACAAAGCGAAGAATGGAAACGCCAGGGCGAAATTGATTTTATAGAGGCTTATAAAAAGTTTGATAAGTGGGAAATGACACCATATTTAAACGCTAAGACAATTCCTGAGGATTTATACATTGTTAAACAACTAAAGAGAATTGCCGACGGCGAAGAAGTTGAGGGGCAAGCTCGTTATGATGTTGCTGAGTTTTTACAAGATTATGCGGAAGTTGAAACAAGAGGTTATAGTTTAGGGGGTAACTTTGTTAATGCAGGGTTAATGACAATACCGTATATGGTTGAGGCAGGTGTTGCTTTAGCTAGTTTTGGTGCAAGTACACCCGTAACAGCAACTAAAACAACTGCTAAGGTTGGTGTAAAAGAGGGTTTAAAACTATATGCAAAGCAAGCTTTAGAGCAAGGAGCTAAGCAAACAGCTAAGAATATTGCTAAAGGTACTGCTAAAGTAGCAACAAAAACAGCTAAAAGCGGTGCTAGTGCTTTTGCAAGCGGTGCTAAGGCAACGACATTAATGCCTCATGAAGTTGTAAAAGGATATGCTAATAGAGAATTAAATAATCATATTGCAATTACTGATAAAGGGCAGGTGTTTGTTAAAGAAAGTACTGAACTACCTGCAACATCATTTATAAAAGCCTGGGCAGGCTTAGCAATGGATTTATCAGTTGAAAAAGCAGGGGGCGAGTTTATAAGAAAACACAGTTCTAATGCATACAATGCTATTGCTCCAGGTATAAAAAAAGCAAGTAGAAATTATATGCCTGCAAAATTACGTCATGCTTTAGATGCAGAGGCGTTAAAAAAGGCAGGTAGACCTTTAAGTGCATTAATAAAAGCAAAAGATAAAGCAGGCTTTGACGGGTTACTAACAGAAATGGGAGAGGAACGCCTTGCTGATATTTTAAAAACTACTTTTGATTTAGATATGCAACAAGGGTATAGCACCGAACAGTTTGGTAATGCTATATTACCTGATTGGGAAACATTACTTATTGAGGGTGGTATTTTTACTGCAAGGGGTACAATAAGCGTTGCAGGTAGTAAATTAAGCCATAAGCTACGTGAGCAAGGTGTTAATGATAACGAGATTAGTGAAATTGTTACTACAACAAGCGAGACAGAAAAGCAAACTTTATTAGATATGATTAATAAAGAAGATAGCCCGCAAGCTGATAATACAGATATTCAGTTACTAGCTCATGAAATGGCATTGCAAACAGATAATAAAAAATCTATTGCTCAAGAAGTTAAAGAAATTAAGGAAAATAAACGTAGTTCTATTCCTGCTGAAAGTGTAGGGACTGCAAAAAGTTTATGGCGTAGTACTTATGCAGGGATTGTAAATAAAATGCAACCTATTGAGGATTTATCTAAAAGAGCTAAAAAGGCAGGTTTAAAAATTAAACCAGGGCAAGACCCGTTATTGCTTGCTAGAACTTATGCGGGTAATGGGCGACAAGCTGAGGTTATTATTCAAAATCATACTTTTTATATTAATGATGAGGGTAATATTGTAAAAACTGGCGAGGGGCTAACGCCTATTGTAGATGATTATAACAAATATCTTGAAAGAGCAGAACCTAAAGAAAAGCAACGACGTCAAGATTTACAAGACTATTTAGTTAGCGTTAGAATTACACAAGATTTAGCTGATAACCCTGAGGTTAAAGTTACAGAAGAACAGCAAAAACAATCTGCTGAAAACTATTTAGCTTTAATGAAAAAGTATGGGGATGACTTTAGTTATTTACAAACAACAGCACAGAGAATTTATGCATTTCAACGTCGTAATTTAGAAATGTATGTACACTCAGGTAATATGACACAAGAGCAGTACAATGATATTGTTAAGAAACATCCTAACTATATTCCATTTTATAGAGTATTTGGAGAAGATGAAAAGCTAGATGCATCAACAGGCAAGAAAAACCGCTTTGATAAAGCTAAGGCTCATTTAAAGAAAATAAAAGGTTCAGAGCGTGAGGTTGAGGACATCTACGAAAGTATGATAAAAAATGTGTACCAGGTAACTGATAGAGCTTATAGAAACAAAGTGGCTCAGTCGGTTGTTAGTCTTAAAGATGTATTCCCTGATTTAATAGAAGAGCTACCTGCACCTGTTGTTAAGGTTGGTGTTGCTGATATTAAAGTATCTTATGATGAGAAACTTAGAGAAAAGCTAGAAAATACTATTAAAGACTTAGGTGCAAAGTATGAAGTTAAAGACTCATTAAATAAACCAGGGCAAAAAGGTTTAGTGCTAGGGCA